ACCTTCTTTCGCTTTTTAGCACTACTTACTTACTTGAATTTAACAATGAAAAAAGTAGCCTCTCCGAGGCGGAACGTTCCACGTCAACCACATCCCGTGGTTAACAGGAACGCGAAGCTTCGGAGGGGCGCAAAGCTATCCGACCCCCCCATTAACGTTAGTCACCGTGGTGTAATGTCTCTGCATTCACACGAGTTAGACGGACGGTTGCGGGTCGTGACCAAGCGCGCCTTTGAACAAAAGGTGTCAAAGTTTGAAGCTTCAGAGCCGGAAGGCATTCTGAAGGAAGCACACAATCCAATGAATCAATTGGGAGCCTTACATGAGGCGAGTGTGCCTGTCGTGACGTCACCCGACTACGACAGTTTTCTTGCGGCGTTTAACAAACGTTGCAACTTCAAACAAGCTGGTCCCGATGATGACATCGGTGATGCCGAGTTCGCTGAAGCCCTAGCTATTATAGCCGAGGCACCTGACAGCGTTTTTGATGCTTGGGACGAAAATGAGGCCGACCGGGAACGGTGGCTTGCCAAATTCGACCCGCACAAACGCGCGCGTATGCAATCCGCATACGCTGATCTTCCTAACCACGACGCCAAGATGTTGGGTAAGAAGGATCTGTCAGTGAAAGCGGAAACTCTGGCTGGCAAACGTGACGAGTCTGATTGGGCCGCACGGGTTATTTACGCGGGAACGGACGCATACAATGCGTGCACAGGTCCTGCAGCCATGGTCTCCATGGAGAAGTTAGTCGACTGGAGTGTGCACTCCAAGATCGGGGACGTGAAGGTTCGGTTTGCTTACAAGCAGACTGATGTCAAACTTTGCGCCCATCTTATCGATCCTGCTTACCCCGAAATCGTCGAAGGCGATTTCAGCAGGAATGATCGTGAACAACGTTCACGTGTTGCACTCCTCTACGACGCTTTCCTGGCCAAGGTTAAAATGCCCGAGTGGTACCGTGCTCTTTTATTGGCACACCAGACTTTCTCAGTAATGAACTACAAATACGGTGTATTTGCTGAGATTTCGTTTCAATTGCCCACTGGTGCCACAACCACCACCCCCCGAAATTCGTTGTACAATGCAGTCATGTTCGCCGTTGTCGCTCGCCGCCAGAAGCGGCGTGGCAAGGCAGTGATTCTGGGCGACGATATCCTCGCGGCGTTGAATCGCCGCTTGGACATCAAGGCCTGGGTGCGGGACGTGGCGCTGTTTAAAATGGTCCTCAAGGCCAAGCAGCCACGATTGGACGGTGAAGCTACTTTGCTGAGTAGACGCATGTTCACTGAAGTGGATGTACCATGCATGGTACCGTTGTTAGGGAAAATGTTGGTGCGCTTCAATGCTCGCGCCACATTTAATGAAGGAGTGAGCGATTCACAGTACATGGCCGGCAAAGCGTTATCTTACGCTTACGAATGCCGGCATGTACCCGCTCTTTCTTCAATCTTTCTCGAACGGTTCCAGATGGAGGATTCAACGAACCTTCAGAACGATGATTTGTCGTGGTTCACCCGGACTTCGGGTGTTCCCCTCGAACATATGATGAGAGCGATCCGTGACGAAACGGTGTTGGTGGATGATGACTCGTTCGACTTTTGGTTGTGCGAACATTATGATATCGACCTGTTTGACACAAAGCAAATTTTCCGAGAGACCATCTTGGAGAATTCGCCCGTCATGTTGAACAATCC